GAAAGATTATGAATATACGAGAGGAAATCTTTATAGTTTAATTGAAAAGGGACAAGAGGCAATTAATGGAATTCTTGAGTTAGCTCAAGAAAGTGAAATGCCTAGAGCATATGAAGTTGCGGGTCAGTTGATCAAAAACGTAGCAGATGCCACAGATAAATTGATGGATCTCCAGAAAAAATTAAAAGAAGTAGAAGATCAAAAACAAGTCAAAGGTCCAACTAACGTTACAAATGCATTATTTGTTGGTTCAACTGCAGATTTAGCGAAACTTCTAAAAAATCAAAAGATAGATGAAAACATTTAAAGAATTTCAAGAAGAGTGGACTAATAAATATAAAAAGAATATTGACTGCTCAAATCCTAAAGGATTTTCTCAACGTGCTCATTGTGCGGCGAGAAAAAAGAGAGCAAAAGGTGAAGAAACTAAATCCCAACCAGTTGAATGAAGAATCCAAAGTTCTCCCACAAAACGCCACATTTAAAAGGAAAACAACACCAATTAGATCCCAACTTGGATCTAAAACAGTTAGTTCATCACTCAACAGTTCAATATGTTGATCGTGATAACGACGGTGATGTTGATGTTTATGATGCACCTAAGAAAAAAACTCCAGATGAAAATCCAATTGCTAATTTTGCAACTGCGTCTAAAAAGTTAATTGCAAAGCAAAAGGGGGAAGTAAAGCATACAAAAGTCGGTATGGCTTATGAAGGAGATTTGCATAAGTGGTTTAAATCATCAAGTTCAAAAGATGGAAAACCTGGTTGGGTTAATGTTGTGACTGGCGGAACTTGTGCCAGTGATGAACCTGGAGAAGGAACACCAAAGTGCGTTTCTTCTGCTAAAAGAGCGAGTATGACAAAGGCAGAAAGACTTTCTGCAGCAAGAAGAAAGAAAGCAGCAGATCCCGGGCAGCAGTCAAAATCTGGTGCTGCAAAACCAACTTATGTTTCAACAGATTCTCCAAAAAAGAAAATGAAAGAAGATATCAATTTACAAGAAGTAAAAGATAAATCAGGAAAAAGTAGTGGTAAAAAAGACGCTTGTTATAATAAAGTAAAGTCGAGATATGACGTTTGGCCAAGTGCATATGCTTCTGGAGCACTTGTCAAGTGTCGTAAAGTTGGTGCTGCTAACTGGGGAACAAAATCAGAAGAAACTCATATGCACGAGGAAGAAAGATACTGTCCGATGTGCAAGAAAAGAGAAACTAGATCAGAATGCTCATATGGAGAAAAGGTCTGGGATAAGATTTCAGTAAGAGATGAAGAGTATTCAATGGCAAGATCCGAATTGAGTACTATTGTAGATGCCGTAAGAAGATTGAAAGCAAAAGTCGATAAAGGCGAAGGTTCTCTTGAGGCTTGGGTTCAGTCAAAGATCACTAAAGCAGCAGACTACATTGACACTGCAGCAGACTACATTGAGGGGGGTGAAATGGAAGAGGATTGCTGGTCTGGATATAAGCAAGTTGGAATGAAAAAGAAAGGTAAGAAAATGGTTCCAAATTGCGTTCCCGAAGAAACAATTGAAGATGCGGATGGAAATACTTTCGCGGAAGTTGTAGATCTCATTAAACCAGAACCAATTAAAGGATTTAAATCGCAAATAGAAGAAGCAACTCGTATACAATCTCAAAGTGGAAATGTTATTTCAGTAACTGTTCAGTGGAAAGCAAATTATTATTCATTAAAAATGTTTTTCCCCCAATTGAGAGTTCCTTCCAGAAAAAAAATTCAGGATGAGTTGCAAAAGGTTTATCCAGGATCAAAAGTAGTTTATCATTCTGTTTCCGAATTACAACCCGGTCAACCTCTTATTCAAACATTTGGTCCCCAAGGTGGAAGTGCTGGAAAATTAGGTCCAAATAAAAATTATGTGAAGCCAATGGGCGAAGAAGTTGAATTTGAAGAAGACTGGCAAAAAGTCAATCGTCAAGATAAAACAGACGGTTTAAGTCAAGCAGCGGTAAAAGCTTATCGTCAGGAAAATCCAGGTTCTAAACTTCAAACTGCAGTAACTGAAAAAAATCCAACTGGAAAGAGAGCGGATAGAAGAAAATCATTCTGCAGAAGAATGAAAGGTATGAAATCAAAATTAACTTCAGCAAAAACTTCTAGAGATCCGGATAGCAGAATTAATAAAGCACTAAGACGTTGGAATTGTAATTAGTAAATAGGATTTATTATGTCAAATGATGTTTATCTTGGTAATCCGCTTTTAAAGAAAGCAAATACGCCAATAGAATTCACTCAAGATCAAATTCTTGAATTTGTCAAGTGTAAAGAAGATCCTGTTTACTTTGCAAAGAATTATGTAAAGATCGTCACTCTCGACCATGGATTGCAACCATTTAGAATGTATGCATTCCAAGAAAAACTTGTAAGACGATTTCATGAAAACCGATTTAATATTTGCAAGATGCCACGACAGACTGGTAAGTCTACAACTGTGGTATCTTTTCTACTACATTATGCAGTTTTTAATGATAACGTAAATATTGGTATTCTGGCAAACAAGGCAGCAACTGCTAGGGAACTTTTGGATAGATTTCAAACTGCATATGAAAATCTTCCAAAGTGGATGCAACAAGGTATCATATCATGGAACAAAGGTTCTCTAGAATTGGAGAATGGATCTAAAGTATTAGCAGCATCTACATCGGCATCTGCTGTTCGAGGAATGTCTTTTAACATTCTATTCCTTGACGAATTTGCGTTCGTTCCAAATCATATTGCAGATTCATTCTTTGCATCCGTTTATCCCACAATCACCTCAGGCAAAAATACAAAAGTAATTATTGTATCTACGCCTCACGGTATGAATCATTTCTACCGAACATGGCATGATGCGGAGAAAGGAAAGAATGAATATGTCTACACGGATGTTCATTGGAGTGAAGTTCCTGGAAGAGATGAAAAATGGAAAGCACAAACAATAGCAAACACTTCAGAACAACAATTCAAAGTTGAGTTTGAATGCGAATTTCTTGGATCGGTAGATACTTTGATTGCACCATCAAAACTCAGAAACCTCGTCTATGACCACCCCAAGACCCGTAGCGCGGGGTTGGATGTTTATGTGGACCCAATAGAGAATCATGACTATCTTATCACTGTAGACGTTGCTAGAGGCGTTGGTAATGATTACTCGGCATTTACTGTGATTGACATAACTCAGTTTCCACATACTGTTGTAGCAAAGTATCGAAACAACGAAATAAAACCAATGCTCTTTCCAAGTATTATTGAAGAGATTGGAAAGAGTTATAATGAGGCATATATTTTATGCGAAGTTAATGATGTTGGAGATCAAGTTGCAAGTATTCTTCAATATGATTTGGAATATAAAAACCTTTTGATGTGTTCCATGAGAGGTAGAGCGGGACAAATTGTTGGACAAGGATTTTCTGGAAAGAAAACTCAGTTAGGAGTAAAGATGTCCAAAACTGTTAAAAAGGTTGGATGCTTCAATCTCAAGACAATGATTGAAGAAGATAAACTTTACTTGAATGATTATGAAATCATTTCCGAACTAACAACATTTATCCAAAAACACAATTCATTTGAAGCTGAAGAAGGGTGTAATGATGACTTGGCAATGTGTTTGGTAATTTATGCCTGGTTAGTTGCGCAAGATTATTTTAAAGAACTCACTGATCAGGATGTAAGAAAAAGATTATATGAAGAACAAAAAAATCAAATAGAACAAGACATGGCACCTTTCGGATTTGTTTCCGATGGTTTGGACGAATCTAGTTTTGTTGATGCTGAAGGAGATAGGTGGTATGTCGATGAATATGGAGATCGTTCATATATGTGGGACTACTTATAAATGGAACTAGAAAAACAAATAAAATTAGGTCATCTTTTATTAATGGATAGAAAATGTAGAGTGTGTGGAGAAATAAAAAACTTGATAGATAGTTTTTATAGAACAAGAAAGAGTAGAG